TATTATTTCGTGGCCCCAACCTTTTTCTATTTTACCAAATAATTTCATTTTTGAATATAATTTAAGTTAATAATAATTCTTCTTTTTGCATCTGTTGCACTTTTCATTTTATGAGAAATATTGGTATCGAAAATTAATACCCTGTTTTCAACAGAATCAATCTCGATTATTTCGTTTTCAACTGTTATCATCGTTTTAGCATTGCATGTTGTTAGATATAATATGACCGTTTTAGAATTTTCATAGGTATTATCGACATGCCAAGAAGATTCGTATTGATCTTTTTTACTTATAGTCATATTTGATCTAAGTTCTATTAATGAAGAGACTTTTAATTTAGCTAAAAATGGTTCTAGTAAATTAAAAAAAGGACTATAAACACGGTTGTTTAAAAAGAAGTTATGTGTAAAATAACACGCACCGTGTTCATCGTCTGATGTCATGTTGTCTCTATAAAACCAATTCATATCTAATGAAGTTAGTGTATTTTTTATTGTATCAAAATATTCTTTATCTAAAAAATTATCTATTACTTCGTACTCTGATTTTTCAGTCACAATAAAAATTCTCCTGAATTAACCGTAGATTTCTGCAGCATCATGATCTTTTACCGATACATCCATGTTCCACGAAATGATTGTTTTGGTTTCTTCTGAGATATTAATCGGGGCTCGGTGAATTACCCAGCTAGGAAATGTAATAATATCACCTTCATGTACATCAAATGTATGAACATCTTTTGTTACAGGATCTATCCATTCTGTTTGTGCGCTGCCCTCAGGCAAATGCACATAATATACGTTGGTAAAGTTGTTGCTATGAGTATGCCAGGCATGCTTTCCCCCTGTGGCATATTGTTGGAACCAAATTTCAGTGATACCAAATGTTTGATATCCCATGGTATTACACCATTCGTTGAGATGAACAGCAAGCGGATAATTTATAATTTTAAGCCACTCCCTATCGCCATCACATCGAGATGTACTCCAATCACATCTGATGATATCGCTGTTAAATGCCAGCATGTGTTCTGCACTATCTTGTCTTGATATAGCATCTATTACTTGTTGCTTTAGTTGCGTATGTTCCTTAAATGGTTTAATACTTATAGGAAACGGTATAACAGTAGATGACATTAATACAAACTACCTTGTCTTTTTATTACTATGTTTGATGCAAACACAACTCTTGATTCAGTTGTCTGATTATGATATACATAGTGTTCGAGACAAGAAGGAAATATTATCAATACTCCTTCTTGCATTGGTGGTTTATATATGTTTGGATATCGATCCAACGGATCTAATTCTAGATACTTTAGATGATTTGATAAATTAGGGGCCCTAAAAACCAACTGGCCTGAATTTTCATTGGGTTGCTTTAGTATAACCACACATGAAAATGCTGGTACATTTGTTGTTATGTGATTGTGTAACTGTTGATGATCATATTGATTATGCACATTGTACCATGTATCTATTTCAACTTTATAGGGAAATTGAAACATGAACGAGTCTATGTAAGATTGGATATAGGGTGCCGGCAGTAATGTATCATTCCATTTTTTAAAAAAGTCAGCATCGCCCCAGCGTTGAGATGCATTTTTAGAAATTCTGCTCTCATCACCTTTGAATTCATCTTCTTTGCCATTTAATATCAATGGAAGATAATGATCCTGTAGCATTTTTAAATCTGCAGGATTCAAACGAGAAATGCTTACCGGGTATCCTTCAAGTTGTATCATCATTAGATAGTATCTTTGGTATACATGCCAGTTTTAAAATCACTTGTGAGATCCACAGTTTCACCGGTGTTAAAAAACTTAAGCACTTTGTCTGCTAAAATTTTATGGTTGACTTCTGAAAAGTGATTATAACGCAGATCGCTGGTTTCAGCACGATATATCGCAGCCGTTTCCTCTGAGTCAAACTCAGAGCTTGAGGCTTTGAACAGGGTTCCTTCTACTCCCGCGACAGTGTGAAACCCTGGCAGGACCAAACATCGAATACCTTGTTGTCCATATAGCATAGTTCTAAAAGTTATCGCATCGAGAATTGCATCATAGTGTAACAAAAGACGATGATCGGAATACAAATATCGTTGATACAGTTCTAATGCCTTGGCTTGTTCTTTTGTAACATGAACTCCTGGCACCCATTTTGCATTTATGAAATTCGCCATGCCTGGTTTATCTTCAAAAAACCATTCTCTGTAATAAGAAGTAAGTTGTATTATAACACAGTCACCAGTTTTAAATAACGATTCGCGAGTTCTTAGGGTATGCAAAATATACTCATTGGAACAGCCCAGAACAGCGTCATTTACATGATTATCATTCCCGATTATATTTTCACTAACAATCCTAGTCCAATTCTTTTCTAAAGGCATAAATGTTACCAGACCCTTAGGCCCAATAACTTCATTCTTGTGTGCATCGGGTACACTAAAACTATCGCCGAAAATATATAACATTAATTAGTTGCCCCTGTTTCTAACAAAATATTAAAAGACAAGCTAATACGATCCTCATTGGTTGTATTTTCACCAACACTGTGATCTAAATAGCCAGGCCACAAACTTAATCTACCTTGTTCTGGAGCGAATGCGTTTTCATGAGCATATGAACTACCAATTGGATTGCATTTTAATGCTTTAAGAGCATTTCTAAAAACTAGATCACCGTCTTGTCCATTTGTTTTAAACCAATACACTCCACTAACGTGGCTAGTACCGTGATCGTGAACATGAGCATACTGACCCGGTTTAGTTAGTGTAAGCCATGAAGTTTCGATGGCTGCTTTGTACAGCGGTTTAACATCCATCATTCTCATATAATTGAAACAATGATGCATAATACACGAGGTGATCACTCTCATTTTTTCGTCTTTTAAAATAGACTGGTTAAAATTACCTTGGTTAGATAGGTGATGAGTGCTGGAATTCCAATATGGATTTGGTCCCCAACGATTTTCTAGGTGCAGTTTATCAACCACGGTCTGCATCTCGGCTTGTATTTCATGATATTCTGTGCTTTCTGTTTTATATGTGTATAGGGGTGTGGGGAACAATGAGTAAATTCGGCCCTGAGTTTGATTGTTCATTTTTCCTCCATATTTAAATAAACATCATCTGATTGATTCTGTAGGCATCTCCAACAAACCAATCAGGTTGCATTACTGCGGTGTGAACATCAGTTTGTCTATATAATGCCAATCTATTAAACGACATCTCTGCATAACCTAGTTCTTGTCCGGTGTCAGAATAAAAAGCTGTACCGCCGTGAGATTCGTCATTGTAGTTTAAATATACCGATGCTGCGAATCTACCCGGATCTGCACTATCTCTATGGGGAGTTGGCTGGTCTTGTCCTTGCATTACATTTACCATAAATGTTATAAAATCAAATGTTTTACGTATGTCATTATCAGTCTTGCGAGGCCCGTCATTGAAATTTTCGCTGATTAGCTTGACAAATGTATCGGCTAAACTTGTTAGATCGATACCAAGACTAATTGACAGGCCAGGGTACGTATTTCTAATCATGCTCTTTGACGCAGGGATAGACAGAGCCAACTCTCTAACTTTTTCAGGATTAAGATAAAAGTTATCAACAATGACACATTTGGTATCACCTAATTGATGTACATGTACTTCAAAATTAGGATTAACTGCAAATATGTCTTGTTCATTTATTTTTTTAATCATGCTCTGTCATTATGTTCAATCTCTACCATCATTTTAACAGCTGGAAAATAAATGTAATTAATTCCCGAGTTGTAAAGAGTACGCATGGCATCGTCGATGGTTTCGACCAACGGCTCGCCGCCTAGGTTAAAGCTGGTATTAAACAATGCAGGAATACCTGTTTGATTTTTAAATTCTTTAATCAGATTATACCAATGAAAGTTTTGTTCTTCAGTCACTGTTTGAATTCTACAGGTCCCATCAACGTGTATAACTGCTGGAATCTTTTCTTTCACGCCAGGCTGACAATTTACAGCATACATCATAGAAGGGGAATCTTCCATGCCACGCAGATCAAACCAATCGTGTACATCATCTTGTAATACTGATGCAGCAAATGGTCTAAAATATTCTCGTTTTTTAATTAAATTAACAAAATCTTTACCGTCGGCAAATGTTGGATCAAACATCAATGATCTATTGCCTAGTGCTCTGGGACCGTTTTCGCATCGTTCTTGAAATAATGCCACAATGTTTTTAGATCTAATAGTCTTAATAACATCTTTGTAATCAACATTTATTGTTACACTACCACCATACTTGGCCGCAGTTTCTATTACTACATCTTCAGTGATATGTTGTACTGGACCTAAAAATAAATTTTCATCTTTTGATCTTACTTTTGTATCTTGAGATGTTTTATAGTAATGATAAAGTGCAGCACCCATTGCAGTACCGGCATCGTTTGATACTGGCTCAACATAAATCTTTACACCTTCCGGTAGGTGCTGTAGATAGAAATAGTTGGCAACACAATTCAACCCGTACCCGCCGCTGATAACAATATTTTTATTACCTGTACGTTTGATTGATTTTAGAATCAAGTCAAGTACTAGTTGCTGAGATTCAGTTTGGACATTATAGGCCATGTTTCTTCTAGAAGCTAATTTCGTTACATCTTCTGCATTGGCTTCCAGCATTTGTTGCTCGTAACGCTGCAATTGTCGTTGATTGTTAGGGTCAGTCACTGATCTATGAATTACTTTTGGATCGTACACTCTGTCATCCAGCTCAGCATAGACTTCTTCATTGACTAGTGCGCCATTGGGATAAGTTGGAACAATTAAATTTTTATTTGCACCAAATTTTTCATAAATCGTTGGTGCTTTGTTTGGCTCTCCATAGGGGAATAGTCCCATGGTCTTGCCTGCTTCTATCGAGTCGAATCCGCAGAATCTAGTAACAGCTTCGTATGCTTTAACAATACCTGCTTTGTCATTAACTATAACTTCTGTACCGTTCCCATCACTATTGTAGTGTTCAGTCCTCCAAGGTCCGTTGCCTCCAAAATGCTTGTACACTTCCTCAAAGTTTGCAGGGTATGAACAATCATATATACTTTCAACTTCAAACATGGTTCGACCGTCTGGGCGTTCAATAAATGTACCTGCACCATCTACAATAATAGCATTTGCTTTATCAAACCCAGATCTATAAAATGCCAACGCGGCGTGACTTCTATGGTGTTGATCGTGATATTTAAATACTTGGGTATCAACATCGTCGATTAATCTCAACTTCCTAGCAAGTGCAGAATACACATCTTGCCTTACATAATCGTTTATTGGTTCGTCATCATCTTGTGTGTGAGAGATCACCAAAAAATCAATCTTATCAGTATAGTCAAGTATTTTAACCATACTCGCAAGTGGGCCGCCGTCATATTTGTAGCGAGATAGTCTTTCTTCTTCAATAGAAAATACAATTTTTCCATCTTTTAAAAGACAAACTCCTGCATTATGCCCTCGAGCAATACCTGCAATGTATCCTGTTTTTTGCATTATTTTTCCTTGTGACATTTATTAAGAACAACCGGGAGTAGAACACCCAGCAGGCGGTTTGGGTTCGACATATGACTTAGCAGTTTTACTCAAAGTATTTTTAATTCCTTTGGTAATTGTCTTGATAGTTTCGTCGGTAAGCACCATTAGATTTTCATTATGTCTATCAATTCTAATGTCTACTGCAACTCTTATTGGGGAATACCTTCTTTCGTCTTTGCCGTTATCAATTATAGTAAGTGTGCTGCTGCCAGGATACGAAATATTTTCAGGGAATGTACCGCCTATAACCACTGTGCCTGGTTTCTTTAGGGCATGTGCAATATGCTGTCCTACCGAGTCACAGCCTAAGAAATAATCAGCATCATTGATAATTGCAGTCCATTGTAATAAACTAACACTCTCTGGTACCATTACTCCTAGTGCTCTGTTTCCAGGAATTTTTAACTCGCTCATCATTATAACAGCATAATCTTTATTCAGTTCTTCAAGTATTTTTATAATATCATCAACCTCAAATGATCTACCACTTTCGTCAATGATAGTATTGCCTTGTATTCCAGCTGTTTTTCCAAATGGTTGGAAGATTATTACTTGTTGCTTTTTAAAATGCTTTCTAGCTTCATTGACTAGCTCGTTTGCTTGTGCTATATCCTTTTTGCCAATAAAGATATCGTATTCTTTTGTTTCTGGAATGATTTCGGGCGGAACATCGTAGTTGATCAACATGTCAAACGCCTGCACAAGATTGCATCTTTGAGTAAAGTATGCGTTTAGTTTATACGGTTCGGGAGTTATGATTTCTCTATCTTTTAATTTTTCAAAAAGATTTGGGTCGGTGGCATGATGCACGTTACTTGCTAAAATTTTGCTGGTTAAATATAGATCTATCCAACCTTCAACAACAATGACTGCTGTTGGATCAGTATTTTTAACATAGTGCTCTAATGCAGGAATGGCACATAGTACTCGGCCTGCACCGCCGTTTATAAAAAATGCTTTTTTCATTGATATCGTGACCTTTGTTATCTAGTACGATATTTATTTTGAGGGCTGCGCCTCTAAGAATAATGTGAGCGAGCGTTGAGTATCGTGCTGTTTCCAGCACAATACTATTCGAAATTAGTAAACGCCTTCATCAGCATCGGAGGCATCTCTGTCTGCGATTCTAATAACCTGAACATGCTCATCTTCAAACTCCATGTTCGGTCCGTCTTCAGGACTCCGCGGAAATCTTACAAGATATCTAGGAACATCTGCCCAATCTACAGGAAGATCTCTAAGTTTTTGTCTATAATCCAGCCATTGTTGTTTTAGAGATTCTGGCATGTCTGGAGCAATTTTACCATCACTTTCAGCTAGTTTTGAATCTCTTATCTTTCTAATAAAAGCATCATCTCTGATTCTTTTGTACTCAAAGAATTTAAGCGGTGCTGTGTAATCTTCAGTTACGCTTTGTTTATCATAAACAATTCTAATATCAGAAGGATCTACAACTGTGGCATTTGGTTGATCAGCTGGACCGACGGCGACTTCGTAGATCTTTGGTTTTTCTAACCC